TAGCAAAAAAACATGGTATCAATCCAAATTCTTTAAACGCAAAAGATGATGGATTAAAAATAGCAGTAAAATCTATTCAACAATTAGTTCCTATGCTTGAAAAAAGAAAAGTAGATGAACAAACTATTAATGATATAAAAAAATTAGGACAATTTCTATATGATGTATCCGATTCAACCATCGGATAATTTGGATAATTGAAAAATTTTTCGTATATTTGTTGAAAATTTAATTTATGCTCTCCGCAAGAAATAAGTTAGTAGTTATAAATGTATTAGATTCTGCTTTAGGTGTTGGTACATCAATGAAGGGAAATGAACAAGCACATCATTGTCCTTTTTGTCATCACCATAAGAAGAAACTACAAGTCAATTTAGATTCACAATATTGGCATTGTTGGGTATGTGATTCTAAGGGTAGGAGTATTCAATCCTTACTTTATAAACTAAATGTTGATAAGAGTGAATTAGCAAAGATTCATTCTATCTATGGAGAGTACAAACCAAAACGGAACGAAAGGGAAGTTGAGAAGATAGTACTCAGACTTCCAAAAGAATTTAAATCACTTTATCACAAACCAAAATCAATCAATCCGATTTATAATCAAGCAATTCATTATCTCAAACAAAGAAGTATTTCTATGGATGAGGTTTTGAAATATAACATTGGTTATTGTGAGGAAGGATTATATAGTGGTAGAGTGATTATTCCATCTTATAATGAAGATGGTGAATTAAACTATTTTATTGCTCGTTCTTTTTACGAAGATGAAAAGATGAAATACAAAAACCCACCCGTTAGTAGGGATGTAATTGTATTTGATAATCAAATCGATTGGAACGAACCCATTACATTAGTAGAAGGTGTATTTGATTCATTCTCAGTAAAAAGAAATGTGATTCCTATTTTAGGAAAGTTTATTCCAAGAACTTTACAAACTAAAATAAAAGAAAAGGGAGTAAAAGAAATTAATATTTTATTAGATTCAGATGCAGTAGAAGATTCTACCAAACATGCAAACTACTTTATTAAGAATGGTATAAAGGTAAAGAATGTTATACCTGAAGGTGGTGATGCTGGTGAATTGGGATTTGATAAAATAAATAACTTGTTAAAAGAAACCGAAGAAACCGGTTGGGATGATTTAATCCTTTCAAAACTAAATAATATATGATAGTAGAAAAAATCTACCATTTAGCAGATTTACACATTCGTAATTTAAAAAGACATAAGGAGTATAGAGAAGTATTCCAAAAGTTTTTAGATAATGTAGATAGAGATAATATTGAAAACTCCATAATCTACTTAGCTGGTGATATTGCACATGCTAAAACCGAAATGAGTCCTGAGTTAATCAGAGAAATCAGTTGGTTCTTAACTGAATGTGCAAATAGAAAACATACATTCCTTATTACGGGAAATCACGATTGTAACTTAAATAATAACTATCGATTGGATGTATTGACACCAATCGTTGAAAACTTAGAAAATGACAGAATACACTATCTTAGAGATACTGGGACTTACCCTTTTGGTAACATCACTTTTGTTGTTTATTCGATACTCGATAAAAAAGAGAATTGGCCAAAGGCGGAATTGGTAGAAGGTGAGAATAAAATTTGTTTATTCCACGGACCTGTAAACTTAGCACAAACTGATATTGGATATACCGTATCATCAAACTCTTTTACAACTGATATGTTTGAAGGATTTGATATGGTGATGTTGGGTGATATCCATAGGAGACAAACATTAGGTTCACCAACCATTGCATATGCTGGTTCGATGATACAACAAAATCACGGAGAAGCATTAGATAAACATGGTTACTTACTTTGGGATGTTGAAAGTAGAACTTTCGAAGAAGTTGATATTCCAAACGATTATGGATTTTACACATTAGATGTAAACGATGGTATTGTTCCTAATGTTACCGATATGCCATCTAAACCTCGTTTGAGAGTTAGGATTTCAAATACCGAACCTTCTCAGATTAAAAAGGCATTAACCCAAATTAAAAAGAAATATAAAGTACAAGAGTTCACTGTTACTCGAATGGATACTTTATCAAAACAAAAAACGGGTAACTTTGATGATAAACTTGCAATTGGAAATGTGAGAGATGTAGAGTTCCAAAACGAACTCATCAAAGATTATTTGGAAAGACAGTATTTGGCAGATGAAGAGACTGTTGATAAGATACAACAAATCAATAGAGAAATCAACACAAAGTTGGTAGATGATGATGTAACTCCTAATATACAATGGGTGCCAAAACAATTTGAATTTTCTAATATGTTCTCTTATGGTGAGAATAATTTAATTAGATTTGACAACGCAAAAGGTATGGTAGGTATATTCGCACCTAATGCCTCAGGTAAATCATCTTTATTCGATGCACTATCCTTTTGTATATTTGATAAGACAAGTAGAACTTATGTAGCAAAGAATATTCTTAATAATAGAAAGAGTAACTTCTATTGTAAACTGCACTTCCAAATAGAAGAAGTGGATTATTACATAGAAAGAAGAGCAAAGTTAATCAATAGAGGGAGAAATCTAAAAGTAGATGTATCCTTTTGGAGAGAAGATGAGAGTGGTATCCACTCCTTGAATGGAGAGCAAAGGAGGGATACTAACTCCATCATTCAACAATACTTAGGTACATACGAAGATTTCGTTTTAACTACTCTTTCACTTCAAGGAAATAATGCACTCTTTATTGATAAATCACAATCGGAAAGAAAAGAAATCCTTGCTCAATTTATGGGAGTAGATGTGTTTGATAAATTGTATTCACATGCATCGGATGAGAATAGAGATAACGCTTCTCTAATCCGTAAGTTTAAGCAGGATGATTTTACACAAAAGTTAGCTGATATTGGTGTTGGGTTAAAGGAGAAAGAAGCTGAGTATAAGTTAAAGGAAATTCAATTGAACGCTTCAAAAGATGAAGTGGAGAAGCACAATCAGAAATTAATCTCTCTCAACGAAAAGATTGTAAAAGTTAAATCCGACAATTATTCTTTAGACGAGTTAGAAACTAAAAAATCGACTTTAGAAACTTCGTTGACCGACTTGTTATCTCAAAGAGATACAACACAATCTAAGATTGATAAGTTTGAAGAAACTCAAATTGGATTAGAAGAAAAGATTGATTCATATGATGAAGATAAAATCGATGAGGGTCTAACCGAATATACTGAGGTGGGGAGTGAACTTACATTGATTGAAAACAATATTGAGAAACATCTTATAAAGAGTGAATCCCTTAGTGAGAGGAAACAACATTTGGATTCCCACAAATACAATGAAGAGTGTGATATTTGTATGGAAAACTCACAAACTATCTTAGAGCAAAAAGAAAAGGTAGATGGTGAATTAGAAACCATTAAATCAGAACTAAATGATTTGGAAACCAAACATTCGGAGTTAGTATCTAAAAGAAAAGAGTTGGCTCCATTTGAATCGGAATATACAAAGTTGAAAAAACTTAAAGAAGATGAAAACAATGTAAGTAGAGATATTAACACACTTATCAACAAGTTATCAACATTCGAAACTAAAGAAATCAAAATAAATGGTGAACTTCTTCAAGTTACACAACTTATCACCGATTATTTGGAGAATGAAAAGCAAATCCAAAAAAACAAAGAACTCAGAACTGAAATGGTTTCAGTAAGAGCAGAATTGACTTCATCAAAAGATGATGTTGATAAATTAAACAAACAACTTCTTAAATTGAATGGTGAAGTTTCATCCCTAACAAATCAAAAGAAAACAATCGAAGATAGAATTGAAGAAGTAGAAAAGTTAGAGGAGCAATTTGGATTATTTGAATATTACCTAAATGCTTTGGGTAAGGATGGTGTATCTTATGAATTGATTTCTAAAGCTCTTCCAATGATTGAAGGTGAGGTAAATAACATCTTAGGTCAAATCGTAGAGTTTGGCTTACAATTGGAGATGGATGGAAAGAACATTAACGCTAACATCGTTTACGATGACCAGAAATGGAGTTTAGAGATGTGTAGTGGTATGGAGAAGTTCATTAGTGGTTTAGCGATTAGAATCGCTCTAATCAACGTATGTAATCTTCCTCGTCCTAACTTCTTAGTAATCGATGAAGGATTTGGAACATTAGATAATGAGAACCTTACATCATTGTATATGTTGTTCGCATATCTGAAAACACAATTTGATTTTGTGATGATTATATCACATATTGATTCAATGAGAGATGTAGTGGATTCTCTTATGGAAATTAAAAAAGTAAATGGATTCAGTAGTATTAAATTTTAATAAATGAAAATAGGAATTGTTGGACAGGGTTTTGTGGGTAATGCGGTGTATCAGAAATTCAAAGAGTATTATGATGTACTTACTTATGATTTAGATGAAACTAAATGTAATTCAATCTTAGAAGAAGTTGCTAAATGTGATTATGTATTCACTTGCTTACCAACTCCAATGAATGGGGATGGTAGTTGTAATACCAATATTGTAGAAGGTGTAATCAAACAAATTGATGAGATTGGTAAAACGAAGGGTATTGTGGTTAAATCAACTATTGTACCCGGTACTACTCAAAAATGGAATGATGAATATAAAACAAACATCGTATTCAATCCAGAATTCCTTACTGAAAGAAATGCGGTTAAAGATTACGAAAATCAAAACCGAATTATATTAGGAGGACCAAGACCAACAACTACTCATCTGAAAAGAATATTTTCAAAAGTATTTCCAAGTGCATATATAATAAAAACTGATTCAACTCATGCTGAAATGGTAAAGTATTTAACAAATACATTTCTTTCAACTAAAGTATCTTTTGCAAATGAGATATATCAAATTTGTAAAGGTTTAGATATCGATTATGATAAAGTAGTAGAATATGCAACCCACGATGAAAGATTGGGTAAATCACATTGGAACGTACCGGGTCATGATGGTGATTTTGGTTTTGGTGGACATTGTTTCCCCAAAGATTTATCAGCACTTTTAAGATTAGCAGAAGATTTGAATGTGGTTGATAATGTACTCAGTGCAGTAGAACAAACTAATTACTCAGTTAGAAAGAATAGAGATTGGGAAAAGATGAAAGGGAGAGCAGTTATTTAGTTTTAAGAACATTAGTAGGAAGTGGTTTCGCATTTGGTGAAACCTTTTCTTTTATGAGAGATTCTACCAACCCATTCATTTTATATCCTTTATCCTTACAAAAGGACTTTAATAATTGATGAACTTCGGCATCAATTTGTAACATTGCATATTTTTTATTCATAATTTTATCCATTTTCTTTCACTGTTAAGTGTGAATGAACCAATGTGTTCTCTATTCCACATAGTTGGTTCAATAAGTGATAAAAACATTTCACCACTATCACCTATGTACAAATAATAGGTTTCACCAATAACAGGTTCAAAATTAAATTTAGATTTGTAAACTAAATCATTCCATTGATATTCTTCAACCAATTTTTGATACTCTTCTTTAAGTTCATTAAACTTAGCTGAAAATTGTTTGTTAACTTTATTAACACTTACACCCTTCCAAACTGCTATATTTTCTACCTTAATTGATGGTGCCCCAACATTACTACCATATGGTAAAATATTGGCATTGAACCCATCCTTTTCATCATATACAATGTTATCTGGGTATTTTTTCTTCATTCTTTAGAACTCTTTAGTTTTCTTTAGAATAAATACTAAAAATAAAATTTATTAAATACTTATATAGGAATAACAAAGAAACTTTAGTTAATGGCCAGAATTAAAAAGTATTCACCTGAACAAAATTTATCATCGTTTCAAACTTTAATAGTAGATGAAAATCCCAATTCGGATTATTTTAGAATTACCGAATTTAAAGATACATTTACTGGTGGTAAAAATGGATTCCTAATAGAGGGTTCAGAATATCTAAAAGAATCTACTGAAATAAAAATTGAGATTTTAGATGTTAATGGAGAACCAATATATTATGAACCAGGTAATGGAATCCCAGAATACTATGAAGGTATATCAAAGTTAATAGCTGTTTATATCTATGAAGATACTCCAATCGGATTGGGTAAGATTACTATTTTGGGTGAACTAAAGGAGTATGATGATAATGGTGTAAAAAGACAAATTCCATCAGATTGGCGAGGTGCTTATAATGTTAAATGGGAAAGAACTTTTCAGATTAATAAAAATCTATCAAACGAAGATAGGGTAAGATTTTATCGTAGACCTAAGGTGGGTATTGATGAGATAGTTAAACCAATATTTAACAAAACCCCACAAACAATTACTCAAACTGGGCAAGTAGATGGTTTACCTTTAATCCCAACCGAAAATACTCAACTATCTAATTTTTCTTTACCAACATCATATAGATTAAAAATCACAGATGATACATATTGGACCGGTTCTGCGGTTGGTCAACAAATAGAATTTAGTGGACTAAACTATTCACCAACCATTACTGATATTGTCAACAAAGATGAAGTATTAGTATCTCCACCATATTCTGAATCGGATTTAGTTAAACCATTTTCATCTCAAAATTATTCGGTATCATTTCCATATGTTGAGGGGGCAGTTGATTTAGCAACCGCTTTAACTGGTTCATTTGCTAAAATTAACATCACCAATATGAAAACATTTGTTGGTGATGCCGCTAGGGTTAAGGTGTTTAGAAAATCGGTATCCCAATTAACTGATTATGAGTTCGTACAAGAAATACAATTAGAATCAAACGAATTGTTGAGAGATTTAGAAAGTGTTGAATCAACGGAAACTTTCTATGGTAATCTAAGTCAAAACTACATTAATAATTATTGGTTAACATCATCAAATGATTTAGTAACTACATTTAATCAAGATTTTTTATACAATTCTGTTGAACTTGATAATGGGGCATCTACTCCACAATATTTTTATACATCTCAATCATTGGGTATAACCAATGGTGTTGAATATAATTTATCGTTTAATGTTAGAAAAAGAACAAACATCTCAGCCGATGATTATTTAAAAGTTTATCTAAGTGGTTCGTTTGGAAATACAACTGTAGCACAAACAATTACAAATATAGGTAGTTCGAATGAATTATTACAAAAAACTTTAGTAAATGAAAATATAATTGCAGATAATATATCTGGTTCACAATTATATTTTGAAGTAAAAGGTAATGATTGGTTAATTAATAATATTTCATTAAGAGCAGCAGAAGAAACTTCTTTTTCTCCCGATGAAATTACATTTATACAAAGTGTACCAAAAACATTAGCTGAAGAAACATTTGATTTTCGTTTTGAATTTTATGATATAAATAATAATTACATACCTGTATTAGTTGAAGAAACAAAAACATTCACAGGTGGTAACTTAAACTTATTTACAAAAGAATTAATTCTTACACCAAATCAATTATATTTTGCATTTGATTCAGCATCGGCACCTGCAAATCCATTACCTCCATTAAACATTTTTATTGATGTTGAAAAAAGAGTAATAACTGGTTCGGTAACATTTACATCTGGTGCATATGATGAGTTTGGAAATTTATTATCATCATCACAATATAATGGTGGGGTATTTCCTGGTCTATTAACGGACAGAGATAAAGATATTGTAAAATTAAATGTATCTGATTATACTGGTTCAAGAGATGATATTACAGTTCAATATATTGAATATACTGGTGAGGTTGAGGGTGTAACCGATTCATTCGTAATCACTAGAGTTCAAGATGGTAAGGGTGGTGTAAACTTTGAGATTAGGCCTTACAGAGGTACAATTATCAAAAACAAAGATGATAAAGAATTAGAAATTCAAGCAATTCGTATTGATGGTATTAATGAAATTATTCTTAAAGATAATTTACCACAAACTGGATTTTCCGATGCAAAACTTAGAGTCCTTTCATCATCAATAGATGAAGTAACATTGGAAGAAAGTGGTTCTTATATACTTCTTTCAGAGGCATCATCTACTAAATTTATTAAAGGATTAAACGCTGGTTTAACTGGTAGTGGTGAAATTGATTATAACGCAAGATTTAATAGAGATTCTATTGATAATGAATTGACCGTATTCTTAATGGATGGTGAAACTTCTCAATCAATTCTTACATCAATTATTCTTACCGATTTACAAGATGGTTTAGATAGTGGGTTTGTAACATTTGATGCAGATGTATTTACTATTAATCCAAGAACACAAACTCAATTTACTCCGCAATTTAGTAGTGTAACGGGTTCTTTTTATAAGAGGGGTACTAAAGCAAATCCAGTATCAGCATCGATTGAGATATTCCCATCGATGTCAATCAATAAAGATTTTGTTCCTGAATACTGGATGTATTTTGTATCTCATTCTAAAGATGAAAGTATTGAGGTAACGGCATATGATGAGAATGGATTCTATTCACCACATGGTGAGTTGGGTTCATATATTGGGTTACCTGCTTCACAAAGCAAACAACTATTGGTAAACTTTACTTACACAGAACCAGTAACTTCTGCATCGGTTCAAGTTGACCATATTTTCACCATTGTACCTGAAGGTAAGCCGGGTGATGAAACTGTATTGTTTGAAGTTAACCCTCAGACTGTAAATCTAAAATCGGATAGTAGAGGTAATGTCAATGATTTTAAACAATCTATAACTGATATTAGTTTAAGACAGGGTTCAAGACGATTAATATTTACGGGTAGTGCAGAACCCGGTACGTTTACAATAGCATCCGAATCTATCAGTTCACAAAACATTGAAGTGGGATTACTACACTTAACTTCATCATTTGGTACTGATTATACGGCATCATTGATTGTAAGTGAATCATCAAACTTTACACAACTTAGTGGTAGTATTACATATCCATTAGAGATTAGACCTTACTTTACATCATCTGTTTACACACAAAGTTTTACTCAAAATTTTACTAAAATATTAGATGGACCTCCTCCAATAGAACTAAACATAGTTCCTCAATCTGTAACTTTAATTGCTAATGAAGTAGAATTTGTAGGTGATTATTCCAACGCTACAACAACAATTACGGTAAAAGAGGGTTCTGATAATTTAATAAACACCAGTAGTGGTGCACCTGGTACATTTACTTTAGAATCTATTAATACAACAAACATAACTTCAAATTTAGTTTCGTTGGAAGGTGGAATATCTGCTAGTGTTGAATTTAGTGAATTTGAATATCCATATGTATCTGCTAGTGTTACATATAATATTAATGTATTTCCATTTTCATTAGGACCTGGTCATGAATATTCATCTTCTGTTTTTGAAAGAACTCAAAATTTTGTTAAAAGTATTACACCTCCAAACGCTAGAAGTGTTGAGTTAACAGCAACATCAGAAGTAGTTCACTTTGATGGTGATGGACAGGTAACATCTCCATTAGGTGCAATTACATTAACTGCTGAAGCTTACAATACAACAGGTTCTGTTTATTACGGATTCTTTAGAGATAGTTATGTGTGGCAACCATATTCACAAACAAATACAGTAACTGTTGGTTCTGGTGATGCAACTGAAGCTGGTGAAACTGTAAGCTGGGAGGTACGAATTAGAGATGGTGGTTCAACGGCTAATGTAGTAGCTACTGATGCAATTACTATTACTGGTGTACAAGATGGAGCATCAAATTATAATGTACAATTGGATAACCCATCTGTAACTCTTACATCTGATGTAGATGGTACAACTCACTTTACTGGTAGTGGTGCTGTAATCAGAGCCGTAAAAGGTGTAACACCGCTAACTCACGTAACTTCATATTCACCATCCGACTATGTTTATGATGAGCAGGGTGTATTTATTGGTAACTTAGGACAATATTCTGCATCGATAGAATCTAAAAGTCCTTATTTAAATCAAACGGGAATATTCGCTGGAAACCCTGCAACTTTACCTGAAATACCAAATGGTGGTTGGACTTCACCATTTGATAATCCAACTGGAACAATTGTTTACAAAGTTGATATTGAAAATGGTAGAGCAACTTATTTCTTATCACAATCATTTGCAGTAACATTCGAAGGAGCAACTGGTCCTGGTGTTGTTGTAAGAGGTGAGTGGAATGCGAATGTTCCATATCTGTTTACTGGAACAAGAAGAGATGCGGTTGTTCAAGAGATTAGTGGTGATACACACTATTGGGCAACAACTGAAGCACTTATAAACAAACCAGCATATACTGATGGAAGTGCACCATATACCGCACAACCAACATTACCACCTGGCCCACCATATGAAGAAGGTTATGAAGATGCAACAACTGGGTGGGAATACTTAGGACAAGAAGATTTCTTCGTAGCTGCTAAGATTGCAATTTTTGAAGAATCATTTGTAGAAAACACAATAAATGTTGGTAAACCATCAACTGATTATAGTGTTAATCCACAAATAGCAATTTATGGTGGTGATAGTGAACCTTATATAGCCATCGGACAAGGAACTCAAGGATATGGACAGCAAGGTATATTTTTGGGTGTAACTGAAGATGGTGGACCTAATGGAACACAAGGAACATCTGGATTATTCTCAATAGAAAATGATACTGGTGATAGATATCTAAGATGGGATGGTTATGATTTAGAAATAGCAGGTTCGATACAAATCAAAGGAGGTTCTGCCGCAACCACTTCAAGCGTTGATGCTATCAACAACGCAACAGGTGGATTTATAAACCCATCGGAATATCAATTCGGACCAGGTAGTAGTCCTGATTTCTTCGAATTGGGAGAATTACCAGCAACTCCATCAGTTCCAGGTCTATATTTAGGTTCTGATAATTTAGGTTATCACGATGGAACTGATTGGAACGCATTTTTAGATAATAATGGTAACTTTTATTTAGGAGGAGAAGAAGGTGGTTCATTATCATTCCAACAATCATCGGGTAATTTAAAAGTTTCTGGTATCGTATCAGCATCGGCTGGTATATTTGGTGGATTGGTAATTGATAATACTGGTGTATTCTTCCCATCAACATATGATGTGGGTAATCAATACTTTGGTGAAAGTGTTGTAACTCAATCTTTATCTTATATTGATTTTACGGATGCTATAACAAATCAAGGTGGAGGTAGTAGAGCAATTATTGAAAGAAATACATCAATTTCTGATGTTGGTGATAATGCATATAAACAAATGACGAGAACCGCAGACCCATTTGGTAGTGGTTCTGCAGTTATGACAGCATTTGGTCTTGTAACCACAACAAACTTAGTAACAGGTTCAGCATCTGGTTCTTTCTTTGGTTCAGATAATGCACACTTTAAAGTAACTCCAAACTTATACGCACTTAATTCATCATATGAAATTGATTTTTGGTGGACTGGTTCATTTAATTTAGATGCTGGTGGTGCCAATGCCTCTAACTTAGTTTGGCAAGCTGGTACAAATCAAATTATAACATCCGATTCATCTTGGGAAGATGCTATCGGTTCACCTTATATACCAGATGAGTGGTTTCATGGTAGCCTTGATAGTGGAGCTGACCCAAGAATGAGTGCGTACATTCATGCATATGATGTACCTGTTTTAGGTATTGGTAATATTGTAGATTTGTATATTCCAATTGTTCAATATCTAAACTCAACAACTTTACGTTCAACGGAAGATAATAACTATGGTAGTGATATAGAACTACATAACGCAGGAAGCGTAACTTTATATTTAATTGATAGAATGTATGCAGGTGGTGGTGGAGAAGGTGTAAATACAATTAATGCTGGTTCACTTACTGCTGGTAGAGTTGAACCAAGAAGTATAACTGGAGAAGCATTAAGAATATCAACATCTGGTTCATTGGATGGACAAACTCTCCCATTCTTATCTATGGGACAGCTTACTGCATCATATGATGCGCAAGGATTATTTTTCGGATTCCCATCTGGTTCAACTGTTCCAAGAATTTCTATGAGAGGACCTGATGGTAGTTTCTTTAGATATGATGGTAGTGTAGTACAAATGAGTTCGGATATTATTGGTGGGGCAATTGAAGGTTCGGATATTGTTGGAGGTACAATCAGCGTACCAGCTACTGGAGTAAGTGCATCATTTAGTGTAAATGCTCAGGGAGCATTATCAGCTTCCGATGCAAACATTCAGGGTATTATCAATGCTAATTCTGGTAGAATTGGTTCTTGGGTAATTGATGAAGATACTCAGGCATTAAGAGATGATAACTCTGAAATCGTATTTGAACCTAATATTCCTGAAATACAATTATTTGATAGTGCAGCTGCTAAGAAAGTAATTATTTCTCCATCGGATACCTTAACTGGTACGGGTGGAACTACAACTACTGTAGAATGGATAACAGCAGCACCAGACCCCAGTGATGTTAGATACGCTGGTACTGGAAATTCAAGCGGTATAATATCACAAGCATCCAGTGCTACAACAACACTTGTTCAATTTGGTAGTTACATATCTGGTGGATTAAGTGATTCTGATGATGAGGGAACAGATGATGGATTGTTTGGTGTAACTGCTGGTGATTTAGAAGTAACGATAAATGTACCAGAAATGTATTTGATGAAACCAGAAGGTAGTTCGGTATCACATACTACATCTTATCCAAATTATAATCCAACTTATAATTCTCAACTACATGGAGGAAGTTCTTTTCCGAAATATGCCTATGCATATCTTTATTTAGAATGTGTAGATACCGATACCTCTAATAGTGTTTTGGGTAGAACATTAATAGCAGCCGTTAATTCAAGAAGTGATTATACTGCTGGTAATTATTACGTTGGTGATGTTAATGACGGTGGTGGTGGGGGAACATCTTTCCCAGGTATAAGTTCAGTAACTGGTGATACTGAAATTACATTAGCATCTGGAAGAAAAATGAGAGCAGACCAGATATTTAGTGGTGAACCTTTAAAAGTTTGGAGTTGGAACGATAAAATAGATGGTGTAGATGAAATAAATAAATTTGATTCATTTAAATTAGAAAAAGTAAAAAAACGAAAAGTAGATAAAGTTTATAAAGTAGTTGTTGGTGATAAGGAAGTGAGAGTTTCCGATACTCATGGGTTTTGGTTAGATAATAATGAAGAAGTAACCGCAGTTGATATTATACCAAATGAAACTAAAGTTTACATAGTAGATGGTGATACTATAAAACTACAAACAGTTGATTCAGTTGAAGAGATTGAAACTGATGAGTGGGTATATACATTTGAAGTACCGGGTGTTCATAATTACATATCAAATGATATTTTATCACACAACCCATCAACTTGGACTTATACATCTGCTACTACTGTAAGTGGATATGTTGGTTCTCAATCAGCAATAAGCAATCAAACTAAAACAATTAATATATCTCGAGCGGCAACTAATGCAGCATTCAGATATTCTATACGTTTAGCAGCTGCTTCAGGTAGAGCTATTAATGTAGATTCATCTGGTAACAGTTTAAATAGTTACAAAACACATACTGTTAGGTATGATGCTCTAAGAGCAGCAGGTCCAATACCAGCTGGATATTTGGGTAGAGCGGGTGGATATCAACCTGATTTATTATTAGATACTAATGTTAGTTTTGCGTTAGCATCTAACTTTGTTGAAATTAAAGCAGGTGGTATTCAGGTTGTATCAGACCCAGATACATTTGTTAAAATACCTAGACAAGCTACTGGGGGTGGAACAATTTTAGAAGCAAAAGGTGGAGAATCTATTTTCGAAGCTACGGGAACTGGAATTGGCCAGACTGCAATGACTGTAAAAGGTAATCTTATGCCAGAAAATGGTGATGATTTTGATTTCGGTAGTGCTTCGGATATGTGGAAAAATATTTACGGCCATAACCTCAATGGTGTAGATATTGAAAACTTAGCTGTATCATTAGATGATGGTCCCGGTGCAACTACCACAGATACTAACTCAGTTAATGATAACTATGATAGTTATGTAAAATTGCCTGGTGGTGTTATCTTACAATGGGGACATATTTATGATACATCATCACCAAGATATGTTGCATTCCCTACCCAATTCCCAAATGTTATTCATTCGGTAGTTTGTTCTACAAATAGAAATTCTGGTGGTAGTAACGGGTATAATCATGTTTACAACTACGATAGAAATGGTGTAGAATTAATTTTAGATGGTAATTATGGATTTTGGATTGCAATCGGACATTAAAAAAATAAATTATGAGTGATATACGATACTTTGGACATTATGATGAAAATGGGGATTATAAAGCATTTTTCCCAACGGATATACATCCCGATACAGGTTCTATGGACACTCCCAACATAGAGTTAACAAAAGAACAATGGATTGAGGCAAGGCAAACTAGATGTAGAGTAATCGATGGTATTCACACAGTTGTACCATTAACTACCGAAGAACAAAACGAAAGAGATTTACAAAATATTAGAAGAGAAAGAAATGAACTTTTGGATAAATCGGATTGGGTTGTACTTCCTCATTCTCCTATTACTGGTTCTAAATTAGATGATTGGTTACAATATCGACAATATTTAAGAGATGTAACTTCTCAAACTCCTCCATATACTTTACCAACTCAACCGGAATAATTTTTCGTTAAATATAATTCATATATACTTATATATAAATAAAGGTAACATGCAAAACAAAACAGAACAATTGGATTTAAATTTAGTTGCTAAACTAAAAAAAATTCAAGAAGAACAAAATAATATAGTAATTTCATTAGGACAAATCACAGTACAAAAAAGACAATTATCAAAAAGTATTGAAGATTTGGAAAATAGGGAATTAACATTAGGTGAAAGTTTGGATAAATCAATTGAAATTCTAAATAAAGAATTAGCTGAAATTGATGGAAAATATCCAAATGGACAAATTGATTTAGAAAAAGGTACAATTACTTACTAAAATATTTGGTAATTCAAATATTTTTTAGTATATTTGTATTGAAGTGTATCTATACACTAAAAAGTTTCGTTTATGCCTAAAAAGAAAAAACTGTTATACATTGCACCCCATCTTTCTACTGGGGGCATGCCACAATATCTTCTCAAACAAATCCAAACATTTGTAAATGATTTTGAAATAGTTGTTGTTGAATATAATGACCATAGTGGTGGTGTATTTGTAGTTCAAAAAAATCAAATAAATGATTTAGTGAAACTATACTCTTTATATGAAAATAAAAAAGAGTTATTAGAGATTATAGATTCCGAAAATCCTGATATAATTCATTTTCACGAAATACCACATCATTTTGTAGATACATCTTTATTAGATATTATTTTTGATAATGAAAAAAGAAATTATAATATTGTAGTAACCACACATGGTTCACTAACAAATCCAGACGAAATAAGATATCATCCAGATAGATATGTTTTGGTATCTGAGTGGAGTAGAAGAAAATTTGAACATTTAGGTATTGAAACTGATATTTGGGATTACCCAATTGAAGATTTTAAGTATGATAAAAAATCTGCAAAAAAAGAATTAGGATTTGAATCCGATTGGAAGCATGTAGTGATGATTGGTTTATTTACTGAGGGTAAAAATCAAGGTGAAATATTTGGGGTAGCTAGACAAATGGAAAAGTACAAAATTAAATTTCACTTTGTTGGAAACCAAGCTATGAACTTCGAAAATTATTGGAAACCTTTAATGGATGTTAAACCCGATAATTGTATTATTTGGGGAGAACGAAATGATGTAGATAAATTTTACAAAGCATCGGATATGTTTTATTTTAGTTCTAAATTAGAATTAAATCCTTTATCGGTTAAAGAAGCATTATCATATGGATTACCATCTATATTCAGAAAACTACATACTTATTTGGATACATATGATGATAATCCACTGGTTACTTATATCGATGATGATTTAAATAATACTAAACAAATTATATTAGAAAAGTTACAACCTGATTTTAATGAAGTACCTGGTTGGTTTTCATATTCTGATTTATACGATAAGGTGATTAGGGATTTGCCCGATAATTCTAATATAGTTGAGGTTGGTAGTTGGTTAGGTAAATCTACCAATCATATGGCCAACAAAATAAAATATTCAAAAAAGAACTTTAATTTTACAACAGTTGATACGTTTAAGGGTACAATTGATGAAACTTTACATCAGAGTATTGTAAATAGTTTTGGGGGAGATGTATTTTATGAATTTATAGATAACACAATTTTATCAAACAACTATAACAACTTTGAAATTATAAAAGATACATCCGAAAATGCGTCATCCCAATTTCAAAATAACTCATTAGATTTTGTTTTTTTGGATGCGGGCCACACATATGATGATGTGATTAAAGATATAAAATATTGGTATAAAAAAGTTAAGCCAGGTGGAATTATTGCTGGTGATGATTATGTTAAGGAATTTATGGGAGTAGTTGATGCTGTGAGAGAATCGTTTTATTATCAGTTTGAACAAATAAACAAATTTCAATGGGCTAGAAGAAAACCTCGTATTCAAATCAAACACCTAATGACTAGGCCAAATGATTTAAGAGAAATGGTATCACAAGCTTCACTTAAACAATTGGAAAGGTATGGAATGGTTTATGAACCAATTGTAAATAAACCTTATACTGATTTTGCACCAAAGGAATTTTGTAGAAGGCCTGAACATCTAAGTAAAGATAACAAACCGGGTGAGTTATATCCTGGTGCTGGTTTGGGTTGGATAACTGGGGGGCATTATGGGTGCTATATGGCTCATAGAGGTGCTTTGGAAACAATGGATAATGATAACTTTGATTATACTCTTATCTTCGAAGCTGATGCATTTATTTATACTGGTTTAGAGGAGTTTGTAGATATTGTACATAAAGCTTGTTTCATATCAGAAAGAGATGATGTTACCTACATATCTTTCGCTGATAATCCATCTAGAAGTAAAGAAAAAATAGATGAGTTGTTTTCCAAAACGGCACATAATCAAGATTTAGCACATGCTTATTTAATACCAAATCGTAAAAAACAATGGTGGTTAGATAGAATCAAAGATTGTAAGTGGGATGTTGCTGATTTGTGGTATAACCACGTATTCTACGAACATCCAGAAAAAAGATATACAACCAATAAAGTATATTCAAAGCAAGCAGAAGGATACTCTTTATTAGATTTAAAAAATAAAACTTGGTTATAATGATTTACGATAATTTAATAAAATTAGAGGACAATATTAGAGAAGTTAGAAATACTTTTATTTTTAATTTTGTTAGAGGTGCTTATATCGAAGTAAAGGGTTCCCAACCAAAAAACTATAAAGTACAATTTATAGACCCAAAAACAAATTATATTCATTTCCAAACAGATATCTCAAATGGGCAGTGGGCAAAATGTAGTATTGAATTTTTTGTTAATTGGAATGTTAAAATTTGGGAAGGTGATATTTTGGTAGAAGATTATCAATATAATGCTGAAAATAAAAGAGTTTATATAGCATTGGATTCGAAGGCATTGGGTGATACTTTGGCTTGGGTTCCATATGTTGAGGAGTTTGGTAAACTACATAATTGTAAAATGATAACTTCCACATTTCACAATCATATGTTTGAAAAGCAATACCCAAACATAGAATTTGTTGAACCGGGTACAAATGTACATAATTTATATGCTATGTATTCATTAGGGTTATTTTATAATGAAGATAATACATACAAAATGTTAAAACATCCATCTAATTTTTTAAATGAACCAATGCAGAAAATGGCAACTGATATATTGGGTATGGATTTTAAGGAAGTTAAACCAAAATTAGTGGATAAACAAATTAAAAAAGATAATAAACTAATCACTATTGCAATTCATGGAACCGCACAAACAAAGTATTGGAATAATCCAAATGGTTGGCAAGATGTTGTAGATTGGTTAAATGATAAAGGATACAAAGTAAAATTATTATCCAGAGAAAACGATGGATATATGGGTAACGAGCATCCTAACGGAATCATTAAACACCCAGAAGGAACATTAGAATCAGTTATGGATGAGATGAGAAAATCTAAAGCCTTTATTGGTATTGGTAGTGGATTGAGTTGGTTAAGTTGGGCATTGGGAACTAAGACTGTATTGATTAGTGGATTCTCATACGATTGGGCAGAAATGGAAGATTGTATTAGAATTGGAACACCTGAAGGAAAATGTAGTGGTTGTTTCAATAGATTGAGATTAGATGCTGGTGATTGGAATTGGTGTCCTGACCACAAAGAAACTAAAAGACAGTTTGAGTGTACTAAATCCATTACATCAGAAATGGTAATCAAAGAATTGGAAAAGTTTTTATGAAAAAAGTTTGGATAAATGGATGTTTTGATGTTTTACATCATGCTCATTTTAAAATGATTGAATTTGCATCTACTTTTGGTGATTTATTAGTAATTGGTATTGATTCTGATAAACGAGTAAAAGAGTTAAAAGGAGAAGATAGACCTTTTCATACGCAAGAAGAGAGAAAGTATAACTTAGAAAGAATTAAAGGAGTAAAAAAAGTAATAATATTTGATTCATCTCATGCATTGGAAGAAATGATAAAATCATATGAACCTGATGTATTTGTAATTGGTTCTGATTATAAAAATAAACCAATAGTTGGTGAACAATATGCAAAATCAATTGTTTACTTTAATCGAATGGAAAATTTTAGTACTACAAAGATATTAAGTAATGGGTAGAATATTATTAATAGGAGAACAATGTGATGATATCTTTATTTATGGAGATACACCAAGACTTTCACCCGAAGGACCTGCTCCTGTATTTATTCCGAAAAGAGAAGTTTACAATGGTGGGATGGGAATGAATGTAATGGGTAATTTAATGGCATTGGGGGTTGATGTAGATTTTGAACATCAACAATCTCCAATTACAAAGACAAGGCACATTCACGAACCATCGAATACCTTACTTCTAAGAATTGATGAGGAATTAAATATTGATAATATAGGTGATAGATTACCTAAGTTAGATTTTTGGGAATATCCAATGGTTGTAGTTTCCGATTACAACAAAGGATTCCTAACCGAAGAAGATATTGCATATATCGGATTCAAGCACCCAAATGTAATTTGTGATACAAAGAAAAAGTTGGGTGAATGGTGTAAAGATTTGCGATTCATAAAATTAAATCGTTCAGAATTTGAAAATAATAAAGAATTTATTGAAGAAAACGATTGGATTTTAGAAAAGTTAATAATTACATTAGATAAAGATGGGTGTATGTACAAAGGTACATCATATCCAACTGAACAAGTAGAGATTATGGATATCTCAGGAGCAGGTGATACTTTTGTAGCAGGATTTGTGAAAGAGTTCTTAGATTCCGAAGATATTCCAAAATCAATACAATTTGGAAATCGTTGTTCAGCACAAGTTGTACAAAAACGAGGTGTAACAACAATAGATTACGAAAATTTATAAATTATATATTTATATATGAATTCAAAACAAATTAATTAATTTAAAGTCATATGGCAAAAGAAAGCAAACAACAAATTGAATTACTTACTATTGATTTAGGTGAGAGTACAATCGGTTCTATCAAAGAAAAAAATGCAAAGATTAACGATATCGTTAATGCATTTGGTCAAATCTATCTTCGTAAAAAAGAATTAAACGAAGAGTTAGAAAAGTTAGAAACAACTTTACAACAAGCTGAAGCTGATTTTAAAGAATCAAACGATGCTTTAAGAGAAGAATTAAGTGCATTGGATAAAGAGTATCCAAGAGGACAGATAAACCTTAAAGAAGGTACACTAACATACAACCCAGCTATCAAAGAGCAGATGAATCAGCAAAACGCAAATTTAACATCTGATAATATAGAAGTGGTAAAGTAAGAAACCTTATATTTATATAGTACAAAGGAAATAGTACTATATCAGATGAACGAACTATCTCAATTTTTAGTAGAGAGTATATTAGGAGAAGCGGACAGTGTAGACAACATCGTTGTAGTTTACGCTGGCCGCTTTCAACCTTTTCATAAAGGTCATTACGCAACCTATTCCCACTTAGTAAAAAAGTTTGGAAAAAACAATGTGTATATCGGTACATCCAACAAAACCGATAATAATAAATCCCCATTCAACTTCAAAGAAAAGGTAATGATTATTACCAAAATGTTTGGGATTCCAAAAAACAAAATTGTTCAAGTTAAAAATCCCTATGTACCAACTGAGGTATTAACGAAGTTTGATAAAGATACAACTGCATTTATTACTGTTGTAGGTAAAAAGGATGCAAGTAGATTAGGTGGTAAGTTTTTTACTCCTTATAAAGATGGTATCGATTTCGAAGGATACGAAGATAGAGGATATGTTTACATCGCACCCGAAGGTGGTGGGGGTGTAAGTGGAACTGAAGTTCGTAACGGATTATCATCAGGTTCAGAAGAAGATAAGAAAAACTTTTTTGTAAAAAGAGCATATCCAAAATTTGATAAAAAGATATTTGATTTCATAACTAACACACTAAATGAAGAATTTAGTATTTCAAAAGAAATAGTAGAAAATTGGTTAATAGCTGAAGGTAGTGATTTAATCAAAGAGGCATCTAAAGTTTTAGGTTCACAAGAAGTTGATGATGGTCCAAACTTTTTATTTCCATCGTATGCAATATTCGATAGAGTTTCCCAAAAAAGAGCAGAACAAATTGGATACACTGTTTTATCTCAGATTATGAGTGCGGAACTTACTGATATTGACCCACATCCAATTTATCCTGATGGGCCTGTAAAAGCAGTAACTCCATTTCCAGCTGGTGTAGCTGGTAAAACAACTGCAACTAACCAAAAGGATTACTATGGTTCAATTGCATATGATAAATGGTGGAAGCATGTAACTCGAACCGCTGGTTTAGTTGGATATTCTTTAATTGATTACATTGATTTGGAGGTTGATAGAAAAGAATCAACTAAAGATTTATCACAAGAAAAGAAACCAGTTAGTAACACACTCAAAGAAGATATCAAACTTCCAGTAAATGTGGGTGATACAATCTTAACGGGTAGATTTAAAAATAAAAAGACAGTTGTTAAAACTATTGGTAAAGATGAACATGGGATGCCAACAATCAATGGTAGAAAAGTTGTAAACTTTAGAATCTTAAAAGAAGGTGTACAAGTTCAATTGGATGAAATCCCAATGGCTGATTTACAAAAGATTGACCAATATGCAGATAAACAGCTTAATCCAGTTGATGTAGTTTTAACCGATAAGCATTTCTTTGATAGATTAACTGACCCAAGAAATAAAAAACCAATATCACCTGCAGAACTAATTGGATTCTTTAAAAGATTAGGAAAGAAGAAAAAAGATTTCTTAAACTTCTTACAATTGTACGGACAAATTGTAGCAAAGGATAATAGAAGTAAAATCAACATTCCATTTATGAAACAAGCGAATAAAGTAATCGCTAAGACCGTAATGAGAAAAGATGATTTTAAAACACCAGACCCAGAATATAAATTCGAAGGTGTAAATGATTTCTTCTATATGGATTTCAAAAAATGGGCACATAAAAATAGAGCAAAAATCAATAAAATGGATTATGAAGATAAGATTGAATTCTTATCAGATAAATACATGAAAGACCACGGAAAGTGGCATAGGGGAGAAAGTCCTGATTATATTGGCGCTGAGTTAGTTCACTTATTGGTAAAAGATAGAATTATCAAAGAAGGATTGGCAATGGGTTATCCAGACCAAAAATGGTTAGATGACCACGAAAAGAAATTAAAAAAATTAAGAAAGAAATTTGATAAAGAAAAACTTCAGTATAATGAACCATTCGCATTAGGTGGTGGTATTACTGAATCATTGATTTTGGAAGGAGGTGCTTATGGACATATGAATCACCCATTCGATACCGAAATCAATTTAACTTTTGGACAATTAAAAGATATCGTAAATAGAGCTTTAGAGGGTAATTTAGAACTCACTAGAGAAAAGACCGATGGTCAAGCATTAGCAGTTAGTTGGAGAGATGGGAGATTAGTTGCAGCGAGAAATAAAGGACATTTGAAAAACAAAGGAGCTGGAGCATTAGATATCAATGGTGTAGCGATGAAGTTTGCTGGTAGAGGAGAATTGGAAAAGGCGTATAACTTCGCAATGAAAGATTTAACGAAGGCAATATCTAAGTTGAGTGAAAAGCAGAGAGATAAGATTTTCAAAGGAGGAGCATGTTTTATGAATTTGGAGGTAATCTATCCAACTTCTGTTAATGTAATACCTTACGGACAAGCACTATTAGTATTCCACGGAACAATGGAATACAATGAGGATGGTATCGCAATTGGTGAGAACCAAGATGCAGCGAGAATGTTGGCAGGTATGATTAAACAAATCAATGCAGATGTTCAATCCGCTTACACAATCCAAGGCCCACCAGTAGTTCAATTACCTAAATCCAAAAACCTTTCTTCACTCAAAGGAAAGTATAATGGACAAATCTCAAAACTACAATCTAAATTTAAGTTAAAAGATAACGATGGAATCGCTGATTATCATCAAGCATTTTGGATGGATTTTGTGAATAAGAAATCACCATCTAAGTTAGATAACAAAACTCTAATGGGATTAGTAAAGAGATGGGCATTCTATGATAAATCATTCAGATTAGATAATAAGAATATTACTGATGAAAAAACATTAGAATGGGCAAAGGGAATTGATAAGAATGACCACGCTAAAATGGCTAAAGATAACATCAGACCATTTGAAGATATCTTCTTAGGTTTAGGAGCAGAAGTACTTTCATTTATGAGTTCAGCACTAACTGTTAATCCTGATAGTGCAGTTAGAGATATGAAAAAGAGATTAGACCAAACCATTAAAGATGTAAGAAAATCAGGTGACCCTAAGAAAGTAAAAAAACTAAAATTAGAATTGGAAAGATTAAATTCTATCGGAGGAAAGAATAAAATTGTTCCAAACGAAGGAATCGTATTTGTGTATGGTGGGAAAACTTTCAAACTAACGGGCACATTCGCACCTCTCAATCAGATTCTTGGGTTATTTTACGAATAGTAAAAAACTTAATACTTATATATATGGATATATAAGTTACATAATATGGCTGAGAAACAATTCAATAAAAAATTCATGCATCCAACTCGTAGGAAGTTGGTAAATATGATTCAAACTGGTGAGTATGATAAGGATACTCAAATTTCACTTTCTAATATCAAAGAAACAACTAAAAGAGAAGTTGGTGATATTTGGGAAGAGAATGGTGTAGTTTGGGAACAAAAATCATATGGTAAAGTAAAACAATCAAAAGCATCTTCAGAATTAGCCTCAGTTAGAAAGTTTTTATCAAAATTAGCTGAATGTAAATCGGAAGATTGTGATAAATTAAAATATGGACCTACTGATAAAAAGTTAATTAGTAAGACAGGTTATTGTTCTAAGTGCTTATCGGAGAGGGAATCTATTATAAAAAAAGATGGATTGTGGGAAGCTTACAATGAATATAAAGTGTATTCAAACATGGCGGCGTATGGAACCGAAGTCCTACAAAAATGGAATCTGGCTTTAAATGAAGTTACCAACATTCACGAATATGTGAATGATGATGGCTCCATAGAAAAATGGTCATCCAATGAAGATGTACAAACTTTAAAATCTCAAATTGAAACAGATATAGAGAATGGTAAAAAAGAACTTACTGAAGTTATTGAAAAGAGAAACGCTGCCTATGAGAAATTAAAAGATAGAAATTATGAGTTGGTTAAAGAAATTTGATTTAAAAACAATAATGATAATGGCACTATGTGTGGTATTATTATTAAGAAGTTGTGGTGGTGAAGAAGAAGATAAAGAAATTATAAATGTAGGTGGTAAAGATTATGAGTTATTGGAACAAAAAGTAGATACTGTTGTTGTAGAAAAAACAGTAAAAGTTCCAACATATATACCAAAATACATCACTAAAGTAGAAACAGTTGAAGTAGAAGTACCAATCGATATTGATACTTTGAAAATCGTAGAAGATTATTTCGCAAAATACGAAGTAAAGGATACACTTAATCTTACATATGATTTTCCAAAAGGTATTACTGATTCATTAGGACAAAAACCAAATCCAACTTTAGGGTATGGTATCCTAACTGATATCATTTCACAAAACCAAATTCAATCAAGAGATGTGGATTGGTTCTTCCAAATCCCAACTGTTTATAATACAACGATTGTAAAAGAATTACCTAAGAACGAATTTTATTGGGGATTAAACGGAGGATTCAACAAAGAAGATGTAATCAGTAATGTTGGCGCTGGGTTAATCCTAAAAAGTAAAAAGAATAATCTATATCAATTAGGTTTAGGTATTCAAAACAATTCTAATACCTCACAACTTGCACCATTTGTTACAGGTGGTATGTATTGGAAAATCGGAAAAAAATAAATAGATTTTGGCACAAAAGAAATCATTAAAAGAGATTATAGCGGTAGAGTACAAAAAATGTGCTTCTGACCCTATATACTTTATGAAAAAGTATTGTATGATTCAACATCCGGTGAGAGGAAAAATTCCCTTTCACCTTTTTCCGTTTCAAGAAACTACTTTAACTGATTTCAAAGACCATAGATATAATATTATTCTTAAATCCAGACAAACTGGTATTTCAACCTTAACTGCTGGATTCTCACTTTGGAAAATGTTATTTAATGATGATTACAATGTATTGGTAATTGCAACTAAACAAGAGGTTGCTAAAAACTTAGTAACTAAAGTAAGAGTGATGAATCAGTATCTTCCAAGTTGGTTAAAGTTAACAACTGTTGAAGATAACAAACTATCCTTACGATATTCAAATGGTTCACAAATCAAAGCAACTTCAGCAGCAGGAGATGCGGGTCGTTCTGAAGCACTATCCTTATTGGTATTTGATGAGGCAGCATTTATCGATAAGATTGAAGAGATTTGGGTATCTGCACAATCTACTTTATCAACGGGTGGTTCTGCAATTATCCTTTCAACACCAAATGGTGTGGGTAACTTCTTCCACAAAACTTGGGTAGGTTCTGAAGATGGAACAAATGGGTTTAATAATATTAGATTACATTGGAGTGTACATCCAGAAAGAGACCAAAGTTGGAGAGATGAACAAGAAACACTATTAGGACCAAAGGGAGCAGCACAAGAATGTGATTGTGATTTTGTGTCTTCTGGTGATTCAGTAATTGACCCACAAGTTCTTCAATTCTATAAAGAAACTTATGTACAAGAACCTATTGAAAAGGGTGGGTTCGATGGAAACTTATGGAAATGGCAATTTCCCGATTATAATAAATCATATATAGTTGTAGCGGATGTTGCGAGAGGTGATTCATCGGATTACTCAGCAGCCCATGTTATTGATGTTGAAGCATCTGAACAAGTAGCTGAATATAGAGGTAAGTTAGATACCAAAGATTTTGGTAATTTCTTAGTATCTCTATCAACTGAATATAACAACGCATTGTTAGTAATTGAGAACGCTAATATTGGTTGGGCAACGATTCAACAAGTTATTGATAGAAACTATGGAAACCTTTATTATATGAGTAAGGATTTAAAGTATGTAGATACTGAACATCAACACTCAAATAGATATCGTTCTCAAGATAAAAGTATGGTTGCGGGATTCTCAACCACCTCAAGAACTCGACCTTTAATTGTTTCAAAGTTGGAAGAGTATATAAGGGAAAAATCAATCATCATTCGTTCAGTTAGAACTATTGATGAATTGTTCACATTTATATGGATGAATGGTAGAGCTGAAGCAATGAGAGGTTATAACGATGACCTTACAATGTCTTTGGCTATTTCACTTTGGGTGAGGGATACTGCTCTGAGATTGAGACAAGAAGGTATTGATTTAACCAAACAGGCAATCAATAGTATTTCATCATATACTTATAGTGGGGTGTATGGTGGAAACGATTCTGATGATAACCCTTGGCAGATGCAAATCGGAGATGATATCGAAGATTTATCTAAATGGTTATAAATTTAGTTTTTAATATTTATACAGTATATGTATAGTTTGAGTAATAATATTATATTGGAATGTAACGAAAGTAACCTTTCGGAGGCACTACAATATCATATAGATACTAACACACCTTTGGTGGAGAATGTATTTAGATATGGTTCAAAGGGTTATTTCGAACTATATAATGAGGCACGTTCTTTGTATAATGAAGGAAAACTGAACTCTATTGATGAGGATGATATTTGGTTATTAGAATCTGATTTAGGTAAGTGGGGAATTTATGAAGGAAAAAAAGTTCTTTTAGATTTTCCAATGGAGATTAATGAGGCAGAATATAATGGAAAGAAAGTAAATCTCAATAAACCACAAAGAAGTTCAGGTCCTAAGAAATATCAAGTTTATGTTAAGAACAAAAAAGGAAATGTAATTAAGGTAAACTTTGGTGATGCAAAGGGTGGATTATCTGCAAAGATTTCTGACAAGGATGCTAGAAAGGCATTTGCGGATAGACATAATTGTAGTGATAAAAAAGATAGAACCAAAGCTGGGTATTGGTCTTGTAACCTACCTCGTTATGGTAAATCTTTAGGTATTACTCAAGGTAATTTCTATTGGTAATGAATCCATATAAAGAAGTTATTGAGAGTGATGTTATTGTAAGAACTTTTTCAGAAGATGTAGAATCTGAAGAATTGGTTTGGCATAGAGATAAAAACGATAGAGTAGTTGAAGTTATTCAATCCAATGGATGGAAGTTTCAAATGGATAACGAACTACCTAAAACTTTGAAAAGTGGAAATGTAGTAGAAATACCAAAAGAAACTTTTCATAGAGTTATTAAGGGTGAGGGTGACCTCATAATTAAGATAAAAGAATAAAGGTTATAAAATAAGGAAACAAAATGGCAGAAGAGCAAAACAATAGTTCATTTTTTAATCGATTAACGAAACTCTTTTCTACTCAAGCAATCGTAAAGGTTGACAAGGATGGAAAGAGAAAAGTTGTTGATGTAGATGATAGACAGCAGGGTGGTACTAACTTAATGAATTTAAGAGATAGGTACACCAAACTACAAAGGTCTTTTTATGGAGACCAGATGGCAGCTCAATCGATGGCATACCATCAAGTTCGTAGAGAACTATTCAGAGATTATGATGCTATGGATAATGACCCAATTATCTCATCGGCATTAGATATATACGCAGATGAATGTACACTTAAAAACGAATTCGGTGAAGTTGTACAAATCAAATCAAAAAACGAAAAAGTAAAAGAAATATTAGAAAACCTTTTCTATGATATTTTGAATATAGAATTTAACCTATGGTCTTGGACAAGAAATATGGTTAAGTATGGTGATTTCTTTTTACTACAAGAAATTCAACCAGGTGTTGGTATTATAAATGTAAGACCACTTCCAGTTTACGAAACTGAAAGATTAGAGAATACTGACCCAACTAATACAAATTATATTAAGTTCAAAGTAAATCACGACCCAAATGGTAAAGGTGAGTATGAAAACTATGAGATTGTCCACTTCAGATTATTATCAGATACAAACTTCCTTCCTTACGGAAAGGCAATGATTGAGAATGGTAGAAGAATTTGGAAACAAGTTTCTTTGATGGAAGATGCAATGTTAATTCATAGAATTATGAGAGCACCGGATAAGAGAGTGTTCAAAATTGATATTGGTAACATTCCACCACAAGAAGTTGATAACTACATGCAAAGAATTATCAACAAAATGAAGAAAACTCCATTTGTTGACAAAAAGACTGGTGATTATAACTTAAAGTATAATGTTCAAAACCTAACTGAAGATTTCTTCTTACCTGTTAGGGGTGGTGATAGTGGTACTCAAATTGATTCATTGGGTGGTTTAGAATATACTGCTATCGATGATATTGATTACTTAAAGAACAAACTATTTGCAGCTCTCAAAATTCCAAAAGCATATTTGGGATATGATGAGAATGTAAATGGTAAAGCAACTCTTGCTGCAGAAGATGTGAGATTTGCAAGAACAATTGAAAGAATCCAAAGAACTCTTATTTCAGAGTTAACTAAATTAGCAGTAACTCACTTAGCTGCTCAAGGTATTGAAGGTGCTGAAATGGTAGATTTTGAATTAGATTTAGTAAATCCATCTACAATTTATGAGCAAGAAAAAGTAAATCTTTGGAGTGAGAAAGTTAGATTAGTTTCAGATATTCAGGGATTAAATATGGTATCTAAAGATTGGGCATACAAAAATATCTTTAACTTTAGTGATGATGAAGTTGGTTTCCAAAAAACTCAACTTATCAATGATTTAAAAGATAGATTTAGATATCGTTCAATTGAAGATGAGGGTAATGACCCAGCAATGGAGACAGACCCAACTGATGTAGAGGATGAATTGGAAGAATTAAAAACTGAATTAAAGAACAAAGGTGGTAGACCAAAAGAGGGAAACACCTATGGTAAAGATAAACATCCTTATGGGAGAGACCCATTGGGTAAAAAAGAAAATCAAAAAGCGTTAAAGAAAACTGAATCAAAAGTTAGTAAAACTACGCATAAAGTTGCTAGAGAATATGTAAACGGAGTTTCAGCAAAACGAAGGTTGATGAGTGAAAACGGAGACTTTTTAGATGACGCAAATTTGATTGATGAATAAAAATTTAGGAAATCAAAATTAACTTATATTTATATACGATGTATTGTATCGTATATTGATATATTATTATAGGATAAAAACACAATGAAGAGGGTAAAACATTCAAAATTTAAGAATACTGGTATTCTATTCGAACTTTTGGTGAGGCAAATCACTTTAGAAGTATTGAATGGTGATACTACTGAAAAAGCTAAAAAAATCGTAAGGGAATTTTTTAGCCCAAAAACAGAGTTAAACAAAGAGTTAAGATTGTACGAACTTCTTATGAAGGAAAAATATAGTTCAGAATCAAGAGCTGAAAAGTTTATTGATACTGTCAATGAAGCACACAATCGTATTGACCAAAAACAACTTCACAAAGAAAAATATAATCTTATCAAAAAGATTAACGAATCGTTCAATATGGATGAATTCCTTTCTTCACCTATTTCTAATTATAGAGTTTTGGCATCCATCTATAAGATTTTTGAATCTAAAAAGATGGATAACTATGATGTAAAAGATGTATTCAATTCAAAGATTACCCTCATTGAATCTATCACATCTAATCCATCTATCAAAACTCAAACAAAAAAAGATACATTAGTTGAAAATTATAAAAAACAAGATAAAGATTTAAGATTACTTACTTATAAAATTTTAGTAGAAACTTTTAACAAAAAGTATTCTAATTTAAATGAATCTCAAAAAGCTTTATTAAAAGAATATATCAATAACTTAACAAACACAACTGGATTTAAATCATATATACAAAAAGAAATTCCAAATATTGTGAATGAATTAAAATCAATCCAAAAAAATGTTAAAGATAAAGTAACTAAAATTAAGTTGACAGAAACTATTTCTGTTTTATCTAAAACTAAAATTGGTAAAGTTGTTTCTGATAATCATGTTTCATCTATAATGATGTCATACGAATTAATTAAAGAATTGAAAGCTAAGATATGAAGTTAAGGGAGTTAATTGAAGATTTAATTGCTGAAATTGAGCAAGATGAGTTAGATATTGAAGAGGCTACCACTACTGGTGATGTGGCTGGTTATAATACCCCTAATGCTTTCAAAGATACTGATGGTACTGATGAAGATGAAGAAAACGATGATAAATTTGTTGATACTATAAATAAAGCAAGTGGTTACAAAAGAGTTAGTGAAAATCGTTGGTTAGAATTAAAAAAAGATGAATCCACTCCAAAGCAAAAAATTGGTAGAGGGATTTCTAATGTAAACAAACAACTTTCTGAAATTGAAACATTCCTAAGATGGTATGGTAGAATTAAAAAAGAAAGTGATTTAAATTCTGACCAATATTGGAAAAGAACACAAAAGAATCTTTTTAAGATTAGAGAAAGATTAAACACTATTGTAACGCAGATTAGCAAATTATAAATTAGGATTGGCAATTATGAATATTACCAGAGAAACTATTAAAGACACACTCAGAGCCATTATGGCTGAAGAAACTGAGTATCAAACATTTTTCAAAAAAGCTTTAGAGAAAGCAGGGAAATCTATCCCATCAATGTCTGATGAGGAAAAGAAAGAATTTTTCAATAAGATTGATGCTGCTTGGAACGCTAAAGGAGAAAAGAATGAAGATTTAAAAGGTGACCAACATAAATTAGATGTTGATGGTGATGGTGAGATTGAAGCATCTGATTTAGCTGCTTTAAGAGCTGGTAAGAAAAAGGAAGAATCGGTAAACGAATCTGCAGGATGTGGATGTGGTTGTGGATGTGGTGGTTCTAAAATGAACGAAGAATTCAAATCAAAAGATTCCACTTTTGAAAAAGTATATGGTATCTTTGATAAAAGAGATTACTTTAATGCTAAAGGTTTAGCAAAAGTACAAATCGGAAACTTTGAAAGAGCACTACAAAAAAACGATAAAGGTGCACAGCAAATCTTAGATAAGTTCAAAGGTGATATGGATAAGGCAAAAGATTACATTATCCAAGTTATCACAGATAGAAAAAAGGAAGATGCGTTCAATCAATATAAAGCATTTAAAGTAGCAGTTGATTCAATCCAAAAAGGAAAACCTATATATGGAGCAGTTGATTTAGTAAAATCAAGAATTCATAACAACTCACAAAAATATACGATGGCTCTTTATAGTGCAATTCGTAATCAAAAATTTAATAAATGGAAAGATATCCATGCTGATGTTGATTCTTTAATTGGAGAATCGGTAAATGAAGCAAGATTGGGTAAAGTTGCAATGTTGAAAGATGTTGAAGCTGGTAGAACTTCATCAGTTGAAGGAGTTAAAATTTCTAAAGATTTAGCTTTTGAAATGAGAATGTTCTTACAAAGACCTATGTTATCAAGAAGTAGAACTGGTATTGCTATTGATAATTCACAAATGAAAGAAGCAATCCCTATGTTAGCAAAAGTTGGAATTCACAAAAGATTATCATCTGGTGTGAAAAAAGAATTTGCTGAGTTATTAAAGAAATATAAATAAGGATAACCGATATGAGAAACCTATTAATAGAAACAAACTTATTTGAAGGAAGGGTGAACGAAGATTCATCAGGAAGAACTATGGTTAAAGGTATCCTTCAAAGAGCAGGTGCAGAAAACCAAAATGGTAGAGTGTACCCAAAAAATATCTTAGAAAGAGAGATAAACAAATATCAACAACTAATCAAAGAAAGAAGAGCATTGGGTGAATTAGACCACCCAGATTCTTCAGTTATCAACTTAAAGAATGTATCACATAATATTAAAGAGGTACATTGGGAAGGTAACGATGTTGTAGGTACAGTTGAAATCTTACCTACTCCTTCTGGAAATATTCTAAAAGAATTATTAAGAGCTGGAATCCTATTAGGTATCTCATCAAGAGGTATGGGTTCTACTCAACCAATGAAAGATAACAAACTTTTAGTTGGTGAAGATTTTGAACTAATCGGTTGGGATTTTGTTTCCAACCCATCTACACATGGTGCATTTATGACTCCAATGAACGAATCGGTAATCAAACAAATTGGTACTGATGTTTGTGGAAATTTTTGTAAAGCACAAGATTTAATGAGAGAAATTATAACGGAGTTAGCATAATGAGTAAAAAGAATTTTGACATATACGATTATGTTCACAACAACAAATTTACTTTGAAAGTTGAGAACAAAGGAGGTACTAAAGTATCTAAAGGATATAATGATATTAGAAAAACTAACATCAACGAAGTAAAAATCGTAGATGGTAAATTTTCATTATCTGAATCATTAGAAGGTGAAAAAAAATTATCAAATGAAGTTAAGAAACACTTCTTAGAAATTATCTCAACTTATAAAGCATACCAAGAACAAATGAAAAGACAATCTGATATCGTTGAGGTAGCAGAAACTTTGGGTGGTATTGTTGAAGCAGCAAAAACATTAACTCTTTCAGAAAATGATGATTGGTTCGATAAAGTAACCATCAAAAGAAATATGAGTGAGTTGGATAAAATGGATAAAGCATTTGATAAGGTTGCAACTGAAGCAAGAGCTTTAGATGAAAGGTTACATGCATTATATGAAGATATGGGTAATATCTTAGGTAGATACTATGAGATTGCTGATATTGATATTAATATGGCAAACGAAAGATTAGGTAAAAAATAATACAATGATTAAACTAACTGATTTATTAGAAGCTGAGAAAGCATTCACCGCAACAAGCAAAGAAACTGGTAATGTATCAGTATTCAAAACCAAAGCAGCTAGAGATGCTGCTGTAAAAGCTGGTTCTCACGAAAAAAGAAAAACTGATAAAGATGATGCAGTAGATGTACCAACTGGAGAGAAGAAACCAAATATGTTCTCTAAAGATACTGGATACGATGCACCTGATGCAAAATCAGATGATACTCCAAAAGTAACTCCAAGAAAAGCAAACAAAGTATTAGTTAAGACTGTTGATAAATTCTCAGAAAGGTTAGGATTAACTCCTGATAAGTTAGGTAAGGAAGATTATGAAAAGAAAATGCTAACTTTGGTACATGATGCATTAGAAGATGCAAACTTCCATTCAGCAAACAGACAAATCTTCGCTGATTTATATGGTAAGCCGGAATTAGCAAAAAGACCTGATTACTCCGAAGCTCCTGAATTTGGAACACCTGAAAGAGATGAGTGGGAAGAAAAAAACTCTATCTATGGTAAAAGATTTGATTCAGCAACATCAAACTTTGATGATTCGGATGAAATGGTTGGGGCAATCACTTCACAAGCTTCTTGGGATGGACAACTTACTATTGATGCTATCTTAGATAAAATGAGAAGAGATGGTTCTAATGAATTAGCAGATAAAATCCAATCATCTTTTGATAAGGATATGGAAAATAATGAAGGTACAATTAAACTAACTGATTTATTAAAAGAAGGTAAATTCAAAAAAGAAGAAAGAGATTTAAAAAACATTGCAGGTACAGTAAAAATTGATTTTGAAGAAGCACTTGAAATGTTAGAAGAAGATGGTGTTTTGGAAGCAATGGAACATTTAGAAAACGCTATTGAAAGAATTCAATATGTTCATAAACAATTAAAAAGAAAATCATAAAGTAATACCATGCCTGCACAATCTCAACAACAACAAAAACTATTCGGATTAGCATTAGCATTCAAAAGAGGTGAAGTTCCTGCTTCAGAGGTTTCGGATGAAATAAAAGATATTGCTGATAGAATGAGTGAAAAAGAGATTGAAGATTTCGCAGCAACAAAACATAAAGGATTACCAAAGATGAAAGAACAACTTAGAAAAATCGTAAGAGAGATAATGAGAGAAAGAGCTATCTCTGAAATTGAACTATCTAAAGATGATATGGAAAAACTACACTCTGATGGTGAAGTTGAAGTTGATGGTGAGAAAGTAACCTTTGAAGAAGGTAAGAAAAGATTCAGACAGCAAGATGGTATTGGTAAAGCTAAATACACAATCTCTTACCACGATGGAAAACAAAAACACAAAGATGGTAGTGATTTCTTTGGAATCCAAATCTTCAAAAACAAAAAGGATTTAGAAACTTTCAGAAATGCACTTTTGAAAAAAGGATATATTGAAGAATCAGTAAACGAAGGTATTGAACCACAAATCAAAAAGATTGCTTACTTTACAGGTACAAGACCTGAAGCAGTTGAGGATTTTGTTTCTAAGTACGCATTGAATTTTACTAAACTTCTTAAATATGTTGAAAAGGGCGGATTACCCCAAAGAATGGAATTTGTTGCCGCACTTGCTGGTAGACCAAATAATCCTAAACAAAAGAAAATTATCAAAATGTTTAACGAATCAATTAACGAAGGATACTCTACTGAAGAGAAACGAATCGTAATGATGGCAGTTAGAAAACTTGCCAAATATAGAAATGTACCATTAGATTATGCAATTAATGATTTATTAGGTGCAGGAAAAGAACTCGAAAGAGATATCAAAAAAGGTAAAATTACAAAGTAACTACACCAATTCTATAAAAAACTTATAATTTTCTTTAGTTTTTTATTGTTTTATAAATTTTTATATATTTATTCGTATAATAACCCACGACTATGTGGGTTTCATTGGTTAATGAATACTAACTTTTAATGTTTAGTGACCGAACAACCAATTTACACTATTCTATATTGAGGTTCCTCAAATAACTTCAGCAAATTTTAAAAATAAAAAGTAAAATGGCAAATTCAAAATTGTTAAAAGAAGCAATTGCGGATGCTAAAGCTGTAAGAGAAACTGCAATCGCTAACGCTAAGATTGCACTTGAGGAAGCATTTACTCCAAGATTACAATCAATCCTATCAAAGAAGCTACAAGCTGAAATGGAAGGTGAAGAGGAAGAAATCGAAGAGGAATTAGATTCAAGTGATATTGGTAACGGTGATGAGGATTCTCCAGTTGAACCATCTGATGTTGCATCTGACGCACACACCGAACTTGGACCTGAATCTGAAGAAGAAACTGCAGAGGTAGGAGACGAGTTGGAAGAAGGTGAAGGTTCTGTTGAGGACCCAACTAACGCTGATGACGCTACAATTTCGGAAGAAGAAGAATCTGAAATCGAAGAAGAAGAATCTGAAGAAGAAATTTCTGAAGAGGAAGATGAAATCGAAGAAGAAGAATCTGAAGAAGAAATTGAAGAAGAAGAAGATGAGTTAGATTTGGAGTCTATCATTAGAGAACTTGAAATGGGTATGGAAGATGAAGAAGAAATTTCTGAAGAGGAAATGGATTCTGAAGAAGAAGTATCTGAAGAAGAACATGAGGATGAAGTATCCGAAGAAGATGAAATCGAAATGGATTCTGAAGAAGAAGCTGAAGAAGCTGAAGCTGAAGATGAAGATGAAGATGAAGATGAGGATGATGAAATCGACTTGGATGAAATTCTTAGAGAAATGGGATACGGCGAAGGTGAAGAAGAAATTGAAGAAGAAGAACACGAAGAAGAGGCTAATGAAGAGGTAGTTAGACTACAAACTGAATTAGAAGAAGCTCTTTCAACTGTTAAGACTCTACAATCTACCATCAACGAAGTAAACCTTCTTAACGCAAAATTATTATACGCTAATAGATTGTTCAGAGCTTATAACTTAAACAATGAGCAAAAATCTAAAGTTGTTGAAAACTTAGACAGAACATCATCTGTTAGAGAAGTAAAATTAGTTTACGCTACGTTAGCAGAATCAATGAATTTTACAGGAACTGAGAAGAGAACTAAGAAAGTTGTAGCTGAAGCTGCATCTAAACCAGTTGCTTCTACTGCACCTGCAAAAGAAATTATTTCTGAAAACACAAATGTATTAGCTGAAAGATTTAAACAATTAGCTAATATCAAATAATTTAACTAACATTAAAAAGGAAAAATAAAATGGCAAATTTTGATTTATCTAAACTAATGGAAGGCAAAAACCCTCAGTCAGTTATGTTGGCTGAAACTAGACAATTAAAGTCTAAGTGGGAAAATACAGGTCTTCTTGAAGGTTTAAATGAGAAAGAGCAAGGCGCAATGTCTGTTCTTTTAGAAAACCAAGCAAAACAATTGCTTGATGAAGCATCACAAACTGGTGTTGCTAATAACTCTGAAGAGTGGAGCGGTGTAGCTTTACCTTTAGTAAGAAGAATCTTTGGTGAGATTGCTTCTAAAGAATTCGTTAGTGTACAACCTATGAACTTACCTTCTGGACTTGTATTCTATCTTGATTTCAAATATGGTACTGCGCAAGGTGGTAACCCAGCATTCTCTGGAAAATCTCTTTTCGGTGGTGATGGTTCGGATGTAGGTTCAACTAATGTTGCTGAAAACGGTCTTTACGGAGATGGTAGATTCGGATACTCTGCAAATGATGTAACTGCTTCTATCGCTGTAGGTGATATCACATTCGCTTCAGCTTCTTGGGCAGAGGTAGGATTTGACGCTTCTTTATCACAATCAATTTCTGATGGTGAAATCGCTAAACTTACTTTCGCTGCTCCTGCAACTGCTGATTTAGATGGTGCTAACTCTTTCAACATCTCTGATGATGAAATCGTAACTACTATCAACCAATTCAACGGTGCTGCTGGTTCTAACTTAGTAATGTTCGTATCTGCATCTGCTGGATATGGTACATCTGCTGCAGATTTCGCTATCTTAACTTACTCAGTAGTTCCTGCTGATTACTCAAGAGGTGATTTCGAAGATGGAATGAACACTGGTAAAGTTGCTGGTTCTGGTACTTTCGGTACTGATATCGATATCCCAGAAGTTGACTTAGAATTGAAATCTGAAGCAATTGTTGCTAAGACTAGAAAGTTAAAGGCTGTGTGGACTCCTGAGTTGGCGCAAGACCTTAACGCTTACCACTCAATCGATGCTGAAGCTGAATTAACTTCTATGTTATCTGATTACATCTCATTAGAGATTGATTTAGAAATCTTAGATATGTTAAAGTCTAACGCATTGACTACTGAGTACTGGTCAGCTACAATCGGTGAGGAGTACAACTCTTCAACTGGTGTATGGTCTGCTGGAACTGCTGGTGTTGCATACCAAAAGAACACTTGGTTCCAAACTTTAGGTACTAAATTAAACAAAGTATCTAATAAGATTCACCAATTAACATTAAGAGGTGGAGCTAACTTTGTAGTAGCATCTCCTGATGTATGTACTATCTTAGAATCAATCCCTGGATTTACTGTTTCAGCTGATAAAGATGCAATGTCTTTCGCTGCTGGTGTAACTTCAGTAGGTGCGATTGCTAACAGATACACAGTTTACAAAAACCCTTATATGACTTCTAACGAAATCTTATTAGGATTTAGAGGAAGCAACTTCCTAGAAACTGGTGCTGTTTACGCTCCGTATGTACCACTTATTATGACTCCATTAGTGTATGACCCAACTAACTTCACTCCAAGAAGAGGTGTTATGACGAGATACGCTAAGAAGATGGTAAGACCTGAGTACTATGGTAAGATTTATGTTAAAGATTTAGCATCTATCTAATCTGAAGTAATTTAGGATTATAAATTAGAGGGGAGAGAAATCTTCCCTCTTTTTTTATGCTTCTTATAAAAACACTATTCTTATATTTCTTTATATTTATAGATACGATATTAAAAGAGAGGAATAATTTATGTCAGTAGAATACATATACCCTGGTTCATCATCATTTTCAGTAGGAGATACTCCATTCGGAACTTATGATTCTGATTCTGAGTTCCAAGCCGATGCTCCCAAAATAGCTAATTGGTGTGCAAAAAGATTAGGATATCCCATACAAAATGTGGAATTAGTTGATGAAAGTTTGTTTGCTTGTTTTGAAGAAGCTACTGCAGAGTATGCTGCACAAGTTAATCAATTCAACATTAGAAATAACTTAGATACATTAAAAGGAAATCCAACTGGTACAAATTATAGTGGAAAGTTGGTACAAGGTTCAAATCTACCTGATTTAGTAGCCATTTCAGATGCTTATGGTACATTAGCTGGTGTTGGTGGTAATACTGATATTAAAAGTGGTTCTATTGATTTGGTAGCGGGTAAACAAAATTACGATTTAGATATTTTATTTGCTAATGTAAGTGAAAGCGGAAACCGAATTGATGTAACAACAGTATTTCACGAAGCAACTCCAGCGGTAAATAGATTCTTTGACCCTTATTCGGTAAGTGGACAAGGTACTCTAAATTTAATTGATGAGTTTGGATTTGGTTCATTTTCACCGGCAGCACAATTTGTGTTAATGCCAATATTTGAAGATGTATTAAGAATGCAGGCAATTGAGTTTAATGATACTATTAGAAAATCAGCACACTCATTTAATATCGTAAATAATAAATTACAAATTTTTCCAATCCCAACAACTGCTGGTAAGTTATGGTTTGAATATTTTGTTAGAGATGAATTTATTCAAAACTCAACATCGGTAACATCTGATGTAGTATCGGATTACTCAAATGTTGGATATGATTTTATCCCATATACATCTATAAATGATGTGGGTAAACAATGGATTAGAAAATATTCACTTGCTCTTGCTAAAGAACTATTAGGAGCAATCAGAGAAAAATATAGTTCAGTACCTATTCCTGGTTCCGAAATATCGTTGGATGGAGCAGCATTACGAGCTGAAGCTCAAACTGAAAAAGATGCTTTGATTGAACAACTCAGAGAAAACTTAGAAGAGTTAAGTAGAAAAAATCAGTTTGAAATTAGAAATAACGAATCTAATTATCAGCAAGAAATGTTACGAAAAGTTCCATTAACGATATACACCGGATAAGATGCCAAGATTTGCATTAGATAGAGATATAAGATTCTTTGAATCAATTTCAAGAGAGTTGGTAGATGCTGTAATTGAAACTACGGTAGTTCTATTCAAACTTGCTATTGATGATATTTCAACAAACCTTTATGGTGAATCTCTAAATAAATCATATTATCAAGGTACAGAATGTACTGCAGTGATTGAAAGAGATGATTCTTCTATTTCTTACGAAGGATTTGGACCGGATAGTGGACAAAATGTAGAGTTCAGATTCAATCGTATTAAGTTAAAAGATAAAGGGTTCTATCCAGAAATCGGTGATATTATCATGCACAATGATGCATATTTTGAAATCGATAATGTAAGAGAGGACCAACTAATTGGTGGACAAAGTGGAGAGAAATTCTCAATCATTTGTTCAACATTTATGACAAGAAGAAGTACTATTCAAACTGAAATGAGAGTTATCTAATGAATAAGAAAGAAACAAATAGAGCATTACAAAGAGGTATCAAACCAGAATACACTAAAGGTGTAAAACTTTTAGATGTAGATACTACTATTGCAGAGTATATGGTGGATACTATCATTCCTGATGTAGAAGAACACAATAGTAAAGTTAAAGTTCCTCTACTTTACGGAAATGCTGAAAGATGGAATAATGCTCGAGCAAAAGGATATTTGAGAGACCAAAGGGGTAAGATTCAAATTCCTTTAGTAATGTTCAAAAGAAATTCCATCGAAAGAGATACAAACTTAGCACAATTTAAGGATATAAACACCTTACCAGCTTACAAAAAATATTCTTCTCAAAATAGATACGAAAGATTTTCATTACAAACTGGAGCAAAAAAAGCATTTGAACAATATGAAGTTTCGGTTCCTGATTATGTAACGGTAACTTATGAGGTAATGATTTGGACATCATTTACCGAACATATGAATAAGATTGTAGAAGCATTTCAATATGCTACTGATAGATATTGGGGTAAAGAAGATGGATTCAAATTTAGAACTCGTATTGATTCATTTGATAACCAACAAGAAGTGGGAGAAGGTTCAGAAAGAATCATTAGAACTTCTTTCACTATGGTAGTAAACGCTTATTTACTTCCTGAAACATATGATGAAAAACCAACTGTTAAAAAAACATTTACCCCTAAGAAAGTTGTATGGGGTGTTGAAACAGATTTAAGTGGATTAACATTTACTAATCCCAACATATATAATGAATATCAGAATGTTATAGATTTTGTAGCAATACGAAGTTCACAAAGAGCTGAATTAGTTAATGGTGGTGATGCCGTTACTGGTGATGGTGCTATTGTAAAAATAACAAATGTAAGAAAGCCGGTTTTACCAACTGAATTAATTGGTTCGTTTGATACATTAAATTGGTTTAGAGTTTACATAAATACTGAATTCAAACCGGCATCTACTTACACTTATTCTTTTAATGGAAGTACAAATGAAATATCATTTACTTTTAATGAAACTTTAGGATTTCAATTAGATGCAAATGATGAAGTGGATATTGTAGGTAAATTTGAACAACTATGAATATAAAGACACTAAAAAATATAATGAAGGAAGTTAACGAACCAAATGAATTCGTTATGGTTCCTCACGACTTAGTTCATCCTTTATATTGGATTTGGAAAGTAGAAAATTGTAGATTAAAAACTTTAGATAGTAGATTATCTACTAAACGAAAAGAACAAAATAGATTTGATGTATTTGTATGGGGTGGTTATATTGCACCTAGAGATTACGAATATAAACAAATTGGAAATGATTTTCATATCAAATTTATAAGAGCAAATTTTCCAACAACTATTGAAAATCCAAATGACCCAAATTATGGACAACCTTGGGCATTTGAAGTTACTGATGAAGTTAAAATCGAAGGAGATTTAGAAAGAGTAAGATAATGCCAACAAGACCAAAACCACATATAGATTTAGGTAGTATTACCAAAAAAAGAGATAGGTTATCTTTTAAAAACTTTGTATTGGAGGTAATTGATGATACATTCATTTTTGAAGTAATACCCACTTCAATTTCTTTAGATGGTGATAACTTTACATTGGTATTAAATGGATATAGATTTGTTTATGAGGATTTAGTTGTTGCGGATTCGAAAGATTATTTAGATGTATATTTATATGGAGTAAAGCAACCAAACGATAGGTATGGTGTTACATTTGATGATACATCAATAACCATAACATTTACGGAAAATATTACTCGAGTTCCTGCCGATGTGGTTAGAACTGATTTTGAAGTTAAAGGTAAAATTGCAGAGATTCTATAATAATGGCTAGATTAATACCACAAAAGCAGATTGAAGAAGTAAATATTTTTAGGGATAGTATATCCGTAGGTAATTCTGTCTTTATATCTGGTTCTCTTTTAGTTTCTCAATCAATCGATATTGGTAATGATTTAACCACACCACAAAGAATAACTGGTTCGGTTCAAATTACTGGTTCAATTAATATTGATGGTGATTTAACATTTGCTAGAGCAGAAAGTAGATTAGATGCAACCGCATCTTTTTCTGATGTATCGGTTGATACTCAAAGATTTGGTGGTATTCCAGTAGCAGAATTCGGAGGTAGTGATGCAACAGTTTATGTATCTGCTACTAGAGGTGATGATTCCAATGATGGACGTTCACCACAATTCCCAGTTAGAACAATTAAGAGAGCAGCTCAGATAGTAACTCCTGGTGATGATGGTAGATATGGTTTACCAACTGGTTCCAACTTTACTGGTTTTAGAATTGATGTACAAGCTGGTACTTACTTAGAAGATAATCCAGTTGAACTTCCAAGAAACACAACTGTTTGGGGAGCTGGTTTAAGGGTTACCAAAGTTGTTGCTAAGAATGAAAACGAAGATTTATTTTGGGTAAATAGTGGTAACTATTTAGCAGAGATGACTTTTGCTGGATTAAGAGTATTTCCATCAGTTGATGATTCCCAGAAAGGTTTTGCAATATCATTTGCTCCAAACGCATTTATTACAACATCTCCTTATGTTCAGAACTGTTCAATGATTTCCAATCAGGAAAACTCATTCTTAGAAGCATATGAGGATATTCCTGCTGGTGGTGGTGGATTGAATGTAGATGGTAATAGAATTCATCCTGATTCACCTCTTGCTTCAATGGTACTTGATGCATATACACAGGTTGCACCAAACGGTGTTGGTTGTCAAGTTGTAGGTAGAGGATTTATTCAGTTAGTATCGTTCTTCACAAACTTCTCTGCATATTCAGTAAAAGTAATTGATGGTGGGCAAGCAGTATTACTTAACTCCAACACTTCATTTGGTGATTTTGGTATGTATGCGTCTGGTTCTCGTTTCATCACTGGTAGTGGTGGTAATACTGAAGCATTTTTAAATGTACAAGATAATTACTCAATTATTGTTGATACAATTGAAAGGGGATTGGGTGAAATTCCTGATTTAGTTACAAATACTGAAGATGGTATTAAAGTAACTAATGAATTACAAAAATTCAATACAGGTGCACAAGCAAGTGATAAAGATGCAAAAACAGTTGTATCTGATTATAGATTAATATCTAATTTGATTGAAAGAGGAGTTGAAAATAAAATTCCTATTTTAGCCGTATCATCGGATAGAGGATATAATTCGGGTTCAGTATGGAATGTTAGTGGTGATAATCAAATAACTTCATCAACTACGGCATCTGAAGATGATTTAAGTACAATCAATACTAATTATGATATTGTTTTAGATATAATTGAAAGAGGTAATGCAGCTACATCATCATACATTTATGTAGATAATGTTAGTTCTTCAATTAAAATAAGTGATGTCGAGCAATACAAATCATCACCGGTATCTGATATTACGGAAGATACAATTGGTGAACGATTTGATACTATTATTTCCATCATAGAAAATGGTTTAGATTTTATTCCAGAAATAAAATTAAATACATCTCAATCGTTTAAGGTAACCGATACAACTCAATATATTACTGATTTATCTTCATCATTAAATGTTAGAGAAGCAGTAAGTTCTTCGTTATCTATTGTATATAATATTTTGGATAATGGAACAGGTTCAGCACCAGCAATTATTCAGAGTAGTTCAAACGAAAATCCAACGATTGATTATCAAAATGCTTACGCATTACTAATTGAAAACATTCCATTTATTCAAGAAGAAACGATTGCTTATTTGAGTTCGTCTTGGAGTGAGTTTGAATACAACCAAACTACTTGTAAGAGAGATGTTGGTTATATCGTAAGTGGTGCTGCGCATGATTTATTATATGGTGGTAATGAAGAATCGGTGAGAAATGGTAACTTCTATTACCTCTATCCATCGGATGCAACAACAACTCAAAAAGACCCAACCCTAACGGCAATCAAATATGTTGCTGGTATGGTTGATAATATATTATCAGATACAACTTTTGTAGAAACAACTGCTGAGGCTGATAATGCATACAGCTTATTGTTTGAAAATAAACGATTTATACAATCCGAATCTATTGCATATGTAAGTTCTTCTTGGAGTACATTTGAGTACAATGAAGCTAAGTGTGTAAGAGATTTGGGATACATCATAGATGCGGTAGCAACTGATATCAAATATGGTGGTAATGAGAGAAGTGTAATCGCTGGTAATTTCTATTACAAATACCCATCCCAGGCAACTGTAAATAATAGTACTGTTGGTGGACAATTAAATCAAACAATTGATGGTATTAAGTACGCTAAGAGGATAGCTCAGAAGTTAGCTAAAAACGAAACATTCGTAACTCAATCGGCATCTACACTTACTATCGCTGATACACTATTACAAAATCGTTCTCTAATTCAAGACGAAACGATTACATATATTAATACAACATATCCAAACTTCTCATATAACGAAGCAAAATGTAGAAGAGATACTGGATATATTTTGGATGGTGTGATTACCGATTTAAGATATGGTGGGGTGGAACGCTCTCAATTATCGGGTCTATACTACTACCTATATCCATCAATCGCAAACACAACTCAATTAGAAGAAACCTTAGAGGGTATCAGATATTCTAAAGGATTTGCATTGGAAGTTGCTCAATCTAATTTGATTGAAATACCAACCGCTAAACGAAATATTGAAAAACGAATTAAGGTTGGTGATGTGCAATACATAACATCATCGATTAGTGGTACTGAGTTTGAATCTAAGTATATTAGTGGTTCAATTGGAATCGTTGAAGATATCATTAGATTTGGTAATGATTCGGTATTAGCTTCAATTGCTGAAAATACTGGAAGTTTTAATTGGAGTATATCTTCACCAATAAATGTAAGTAGTGTACTTCCAATAACATCATCGGTAACTGAATCCGTTAACATACAAAATGTAAGTGATGGGTTTGATATTGTTACCTCAATCATAGCTGGTGGTGAATCTGTTATACCTCAACCAACATCTTCTTGGGAAGGTACAATTAAAGTAACTGATACTCCACAATACATTAGTAGTAGTTTATCATCAACATCTACCGAAGCAACTTTGGTTTCTCAATCAATTGCTATTGTGGCAAATATAGTACAAAATGGTGTTGATTCATTACCACCATTAACAGCTAGTATAGATGGGTTAATCAAAGTAACAAATCAACTTCAGAATACGGATTATAGTGGTTCTTTAACTGAGGCAACTAAAGTTAGTTCATCATTTGCTACTATAACAAATATTGTAGAAAATGGTGTAGGTGTGATTCCTACAATTGTATCAAATACAAACGAAAATATTAAGTTCTTTAACGATAGTGTTCAATACATATCTTCTTCGTTTAGTGGAAGTTTAGAGGATGTATCATTCATTTCATCTTCTATTTCTTATGTAACATCAATTATCGCAAATGGAACTGGCTCATATACTGCTAGTGAATATCCATCACAACCACTTTCATCATCAAATGCAATTGCGGCATACCAAATCCTAAGAAACAATATTGATTTCATCAAAGATGAAACAATTGCATATTTGAGTTCTTCTTGGAGTACCGCATCTTATGATGAAAGTAAATGTAGAAGAGATGTTGGTTTAATTATCTCAGGCGCCGCAGAAGATTTAATTTGGGGAACTGTATCATCTTCAATAGTAAATGGTAAGTTCTACTATGAATATCCTTCACAAGCACAAGGTGCACAATTAAATCAAACATTAGATGGTGTATTTTTCGCAAGTGAAGTAGCACAAAAACTTATTCAGAATATTGAGTTCGTAACCGCATCTGTTGAAAGAAGGGGAGCTTGGAACGCAATTACTGAAAATGAAGATTTCATTAAAGAAGAAATGATTCAATATCTATCTTCTTCTTGGAGTACTTTTGATTATAACGAAACAACTTGTAGAAGAGATGCTGGATATATTTTAGATGCAGTTAAAACTGATATCTACTATGGTGGTAATGAGAGAAGTGCTATTGCTGGTAACTTCTATTACCTATATCCATCGGCAGCAATTTTAAGTGGTAGTGCATCTCCAACACCTACAACACAATTAGTACCAACATTAGATGGATTGAGATATGCTGGTAGAATTACTGAAGCAGTTGTAACTGGTAGTTCATTCTCATTCCCATCTCAAGCAAAATTAGATGCTAAGAATGTTCTTCTTAATAACAAACAATTTGTACAAGATGAAACAATAGCATACCTATCTTCTTCTTGGAGTGAGTTCTCATACAACCAAACAACTTGTAAGAGAGATATAGGATTTATTATAGATGCTGCTGTAACTGATGTAGTTTATGGTGGTAATGAGAGAAGTAGAATCGCATCTAATTTCTACTATCGTTATCCATCTGCAGCAATTGTAGGTGGTGTTCCTTCAACAACTCAACAAAAAGACCCAACGGTTGATGGTATCAAATATGTGGGTGGTATTTCTGAGAAGATTGTATTGGGTGAAACATTCACATCAGCGGATAGCACTAAGATAACAATTAAAAACTCAATCATTGATAACAAATCAAATGTACAACAACAAACAATTGATTACATCAATGATACTTACCCAAATCTAAACTATAACAACGATAAGTGTTTTAGAGATGTTGGGTTCATCATAGATGCAGTTGTAACTGATTTAGTATATGGTGGAAATGGTAGAAGTGTTCAAGCTGGAGCATTCTATTATAGATTCCCATCACAAGCTACATTCTCACAATTAAGTGAAACGGTAGATGGTATCAACTTCGCTAGAGATTTAATTAAATTAGATTTAAGAGGAGCTAATTCAGTAGAGAATTCATTCGATACTGTAATTAAAATTATTGAAAGTGGTAGTTCTATTGTAACTGAAGAAACAATCGGAACAGGTTCAGCTCCAGTGCCTGAATCTCAAATAGGAGACCCAATTTCTACTATTGGAATTCCTAAAGATTCATATGGTGATGGTTTAGTAAAAACTGTAATTACTACTTCCATACCAACTTTTGAATTGACTGAAAACACAGATTCGGGTATTAAGTTTGGTAGTGATACACAAATTACAGGTTCTATAACTTCATCAGTTAGTGAATCATTAAAAGTATCATCTTCATTCTCAGATATTATTGATATCATTAAATATGGTACTTCTGGTAGTTTAAGTTTGAGTGGTTCTTTTGATACCTCAACTTACTACGAAGTTGTTACTCCAGAAACTGGTGATTATTATATTATCAATAGAGCTCAATTGGATGAGTTTGATGGTGTAAGAGCAGGTGGATATTTTAATACCGAAGAAAATACAGGTTCATTCTCAGATGGTATTAAAGACCCAACTTTAACATTGAAAAGGGGTGAAATGTACACCTTCTCAGTAAATGCTCTAAAATACGATTTAAATCCATTCTACATTAAAACTGCTAGAAAGCCAAATAAAGAAGCTCTTTATAATGAAGGTGTAACTAATAATGGTGTAAACTTTGGAACTTTAACATTTATCGTTCCACTAGAAGCACCGGATAGATTATATTATGTAAATGGTAATAATGTATCTGCTAGTGGTATTATCAATGTAGTTGATAATTTACCAATTTCGGATACTCAAAGATATATTGAAGTTCCATCTAAAGGATTTGTTGAAATAACTACTAACAATGTTGATAATATTAAGATATCAAATATATCTCAATATTCATCTTCATTCAGTGCTTCGGTTGATGAATCACATGAAATTAGTTCATCATTTGCAACTACAATAGAAATATTGAAAAATGGTGTAGATGATTTACCAACTATTGTTGAAAATACATCTGGTTCAATAAAAGTAACAAATACATCACAAATTACATCTTCAATAACACCATCTGAATATGAACTAAATAATGTAAGTTCATCATATGCAATTGTTATTGATGTTTTACAAAATGGAACAAGTTCTTTACCAACCGAAATATCAAATACATCAGCTAGTATAAAAGTAACTGATGTACCTCAATATATTTCATCTTCGGTAAGTGGTACATTAGAAAATGTTAATTTTATATCTTCATCGGTATCAATAGTTTATAACATAGTACAATTAGGTTCATCTGGTTCGTACACCGCTAGTTTATATGATACTGGTAGTGGAGTATCTACCGATGAATCAACGATAGCTGCATATCAAATTATTAGAAATAATATTCCATTTATTCAATCAGAAAGTTTAGCATACCTATCTTCGTCTTGGAGTACTGCTTCTTATGATGAAGTAAAATGTGGTAGAGATATTGGCTTAATAATATCTGGTGCGGCTGAAGATTTAATTTGGGGTACTGTATCATCATCAGTTGTAAATGGTAGGTTCTATTTAGAATATCCATCTCAAGCTGAAACATCTCAATTAAATCAAACATTGGATGGTATTGAATATGCTAGTAAACTTACTCAAAAATTAATTCAAAATATTCAATTTGTAACTGCTTCAAATGAAGCATCTGCATCACATCAATTATTGTTAGATAATAAGGTATTAATTCAAAATGAAACAATTGAATACATATCATCATCTTGGAGTGATTTTGTTTACTCAGATATATTATGTAGAAGAGATATTGGACATATTGTAGATGCTGCAGCAACTGATATTCTTTATGGTGGTAATGAACGTTCTGTACAAGCGGCATCTTTCTATTACAGTAATCCATCCGCAGCAACTGGTTCACAATTGAATCAAACTGTTGATGCGATTAATTACGCTAGAAGAATATCTAATAAAATACTTCAAAATCAAGTTTTAGAATTACCTGAATTACAAACTTTAGGAGTAGCAGAATTAATCTCTGAAAATAAAAGTTTAATTCAAGAAGAAACTATTCAATTCCTTTCTTCTTCTTGGAGTACATTTGAATACAATGAAGCTAAATGTAGAAGAGATACTGGATACATTATAGATGCGGTTGTAACCGACTTCGTATATGGTGGTAATGAAAGAGCAGTAAATGCTGGAGAATTCTATTACCTATACCCATCAGATGCAACTGGTTCACAATTAACACAAACTGTTGATGGAATCACTTACGCACAACGATTGACAAATAAATTAATTAATAATATAACTTTAGTAACTTCATCATTAGAAAGAAGAGCAACTAAAGATTTATTAATGGATAACAAAGGATTGATTCAAAATGAAGTTATCCACTTTATAAGTTCTTCTTGGAGTACATTTGAATATAATGAATCTAAGTGTAAGAGAGATGTTGGGTATATCCTAGATGCTATCGCTACTGATATTGTTTATGGTGGTAATGAAAGAAGTGTAGTGGCTGGTGAGTTCTATTATAGATATCCATCTGAGGCAACAACTACTCAATTAGACCAAACAATTACAGGTGTAAAACATGCAGCTGGATTATCAGAAAAAATTATTCAAAACACACTATTAGTAAATCCCGATAGTAACACATTAGAAGCTTACAATAGAATTAGAAATAATAAATTATTTATACAATCCGAAGTTATTGAGTTTGTTGATAACTTATATCCATACTTTACTTACAATAGAGTTAAGTGTAAGAGAGATGTTGGATTTATTTTAGATGCGGTAGCAACTGATTTATTATGGGGAGGCAATGAAAGAAGTATTATTGCTGGTGATTACTATTACAGATATCCATCACAGGCAACCACTTTCCAATTAAGAGAAACTATTGAGGGTATTAGATACGCTAAAGCTCTTACTAAGGATGTGATTCTAAACAAAGAGTTTGAAAGACCAAGAATTATCCTTAATAGTGAAAATCATATTAAGGTTGATGGTGTTCCACAATATAGTGGTTCAATGGCTATTAGTGGTAGTAATTTAACTGAAATTAGTTCTTCATTTGAAATTATTAACAATGTAATTTTAGGTGGATTAAATAACTTACCAACAGAACATAAGGGTATTGAATCATTAACTAAAGTAACAAACGCAATTCAAACAACTAACTCAGCTACTCAATCCGTATCTGATATTAGTTCATCATTCGCAATTGTGATTGATGTGATTCAAAATGGAGTTGGAAATATTCCAACGATTGTATCAAACACAAACAACAATATCAAAGTTGGAAATATTGAACAATACATTTCTTCATCTGCTAGTGGTAGTTTAGAAAATGTAAACTTTATTTCATCTTCTATTGATATTGTAACCGATATTATAACAAATGGTGTTGGTGGATATGTACCTACAAATTACACAACTTCATCTACCGATGAATCAACAATTGCGGCTTACCAAATCCTAAGAAATAACATTGATTTCATTCAGGAAGAAACAATAGCTTATTTATCATCTTCTTGGAGTGGATTTGTATATGATGAATCAAAATGTAGAAGAGATGTTGGATTGATTGTAAGTGGGGCAGCTGAAGATTTAATTTGGAATACTGATTCATCTTCAATTGTAAATGGTAAGTTCTATTTAGAATACCCATCTCAGGCAACAAGCTCACAATTAGACCAAACATTAGATGGTATTTTCTACGCTAGTAATTTAGCTCAGAAATTGATTCAGAATGTAACATTCTCATCGGCAGATTCTACTATTGTTGATTCTTATAACTCAATTGTAAATGAAAAAGCAACTATCCAATCTAAGGTAATTGCATACTTATCATCCTCATTCCCAACTCACCAATACAATGAAAGTAAGTGTAGTAGAGATGTGGGTTACATCATTGATGGTGTAGCAACTGACTTACTATATGGTGGTAATGAAAGAAGCGTTAAATCAGGAAATTACTATTACAAATATCCATCACAAGCAACTGGATATCAATTAGAAGAAACTGTTGCTGGTATTGAGTACGCACAAAGATTAACTGAGGTTGCATCTCAAAACAAAGGAACACAAATTGGAATTGTATCGGCAAGTATTGATATGATTAACGATATTATTAGATTAGGTTCTGATGATATTCCATTTACTATCGCTAAGCATTTCCAAACTTCTGAGTTAGATACTCCACAACAATTAACAACGGGTTCTTATACTCAAATAGCTGGACCTACATTAGATTCAGAATACAACAATGGTTCAATTATATCTTTAACTGGTGATGGTAGTGATTTCTTCAAAAAAGAAG